TCACGAAGAAGAGGAGCTGTCCGGGGGACCTAGTTCCTTCTTCTTCCGCTTATTCATCTGCTTCGCTTCCCAGAACAGCCCCGTGAGGACATCCTTGATGCGCTGCTTGTCCTCAGCGTCCAGCGGAATCCCGTCGAACATCAGCTCTCCGTCTTCCTCCAGCATTTTCTTGAAATCCCGCTTATCCTTATAGGTTGCCCATGCAGGGGCTTCCTCCCGCAAGCCTTCGGGAGCCCCGTCAGCATACCAGTAACCTGCGGTGCTCATCAGTTCACCGTAAGGAATTTCCAGCGCTTCCGCGAGCTTCCGGATGGTTGGCGGTTTCGGAATGCCCCGGACCCCGTTCTCCATGCGGGAGATTTGCGAATTGCTGATGCCTGATGCTTCGGCCAGCTGGTTGATCGTCATGCCGTTCTGCTCGCGCAGCCGTTTGAGCACGGCTCCGAATTCTTTTTCCACGGTATAGCCACTCCTTTTATGTCGATGATCTGTTTCTATCCGTTACTATAATTCAATGTTGCCAAAAGGTAAAGAAAAGAATGGTATTAATACCAAATGGCATGAATGAATAAGAAATCCGGAGCAAGACGGTGGTTAGGACGAGAATTTCAGATTTTACGTGATACCCAAAAAGTGGTATGTTAACATCATTATACGAACAAAAATGCGAACAATCCATAGTTTTTTTAGGTGAACATCCATGAAGGAGCGTGTTTGAATATGGATCAAATGCTGCCGCAGCTGGACCGCCGCAAGACACAAGCCGCCGTTGAAGCGATTTTGGAGAAATACCGGATCTATAAAACGATTACGTTTGAAGTCAGGGAAGCGGGCATCACCGCCTCCTATACCGAACGGTTTCATGGACCGACCAATGTGACCTCGGACCAGACGGCGCAGGTCGCCGTCTACAATGTGGACGCGCCTGCGGCCCGCCAGGCATACTGCCGGATGATCGAGTCGATCGTGGAACGGCTGGGCGAACGGGAACAGACGCTGATCCGAGCGAGGTACATGAAGGAGGACGACGTTTTCGACTATAAAGTCTACAACTATGTGCTCGACCCGCCGGTCAGCAAGGACACGTACACGAAAATACGAACACGTGCCTTCTATAAAATGGCGCTGGCGTTTGCGGACCGTGGGCTGCTGACATTGTCCGAGCTTCACAAAGCCAAAACCCGCAATTCCAAATGAAACCCGTTCATAAACGGGACAAGCCGGGGACCGGAGAGGTCTTCGGCTTTTTTTCTTATCTAAAGGGGAACGGGAGATTCGGGGGATGAATTGGCCGTAGAAGTGCGGATCCTAACCATTCCCATTTGGAACAAAAAGGATATTAAAATACGAACATATATTCGTACTATTTTCCGCCGATAACCGTCCGAACCGCCGTCAGCGTTTTCGAAACTTGGATGTAAGATTATATCATCGGGAATGAAGCAAAGGACGCACCGAACATTGAGCCGGCCGGATGGGCCGGTTTTTTGCGGACGTGTGAGTTTTATCCCGATGGCTTTGATAAGAGAGAAAGGAGGGGGCCGAGTTGATACAGATTCAGCGGACACAAAAGAATGGAAGGGGCTGTGACGCAAAAGGAACGGTTCGGCGGGCAGTGTGATGAGGGAAGCCGTTAAACAGACAGTCGCTGCCTTGATTCCCGAACTGGAAGGCCGGATCTACGATGTGCAGCCGCCGGCCGGAGGGGACGACGGGCCATACGCCGTTCTCACCCTTGGCGAGGAGATTTGGAAGTCGGCTTGGGCGGGTTACCGGCAGGTGGTGCGCGTGAAGCTGTACGGCGGCAGTGCCGTGATATCCAGGCTGGATGACTGGGCACAGCAGCTGATCCGAGGGCTGCAGCGCAAAAGAATAGCAGGTCCGGATCCCAGAGCGATCCTGCTGCATTACTTGGGCGTTCCGGAAGCGGACGCGCTTGATCCGGCCTCTGGCGGCATCATCCGGTGCCTCAGGTTCGGGGCGTACCTGCCGGAGGCTTCGGGAGCCGAAGCGCCTGCTCAGTCGGATGCATGGCTCAGCACCCTGGCGGAATGGACACGGGGCAAGCTGGATGACATGTGGCAGGTCTACGAAACGTCCTGGCCCGCGGACCGGGAGGAGCATGCCGTATTGTGGCGCCTGGCCGGCTGCGAGACGAAGATGGCGGGAGCTTCGATGTACGAGGTCCGCAAAACGTTTGCCGGGCATTTGGCGGCACCGTTCTCGGAGACCGAGCACCATGCCTCGGTCACGTTAGTGGAGCAGCTGGGGGCGCAGACCCAGCTGCCGCTGGGTGACGGGGAACGCCGCTACTTGTCGGTGGCGGAAGTTTCCGCGAATTTGCAGGTCGACGCCATACTGGAAGGACAGCTTAAGCTGACCCTGGTTCAGCGGCGAATGCGTCCTGCGGAGGATGCGGCGCTGATCCGCCGCGTTGCCGTTCAACCCATTATGAAATGAGGTGGCCCCGATATGGGCGTAAAGAAAAATTCGAAAACCCCGGAAGCCGGAGGCGGCATGCCGAGGTATGAGCTGAAGGAATTGAAGGCGCAGGCCAAGGAGCTGTTCGGAGTCCGGGCAGAAGTCGTGGCAGGTGCCATGCACAATACGGATGGTCGGTATTTTACGATCGCCGAGGTACAAGGCAAGATCCAACAATTCATGAAAGCGAAGGTGGTCTAACTTATGGCAGGTGGAACTTGGGATATCACAAATCAACCGGTGCTGCCGGGATTGTACATGAACTTTAAAGCGGCGGCTGCGTCGGCCATTCAAGGCGGCAGCCGCGGAACGGTTGTGGTGCCAGTCAAAGCCAATTGGGGACCGGTTCGCGAGTTCGTGGAAATCGGCAGCGAGCGGGCGATTTCCGCGATTTATTCTGCGGACGGCGAGTATGGGGCGACCGCGTACTCCGCACTCTATTTGGCCCTGCTCGGCGGTCCAAAAAAGCTGCTGGCCTACCGCCTGGCGGACGATACGGCCCAGGCGGCGGCCGTGACGCTGCAGAGCGGCGAAGCTACGCCGTCCGCCGTCCTGAATCTGACGTCGAAGTACCCCGGCAGCCGCGGCAACGGCTTCACCGTGACGGTGCAGCCTGCGCTCGGCAATTCGGCCGTAAAGGAGCTGCGCCTGTATGAAGGCGCCAAACTGCTCGGCACCTTCACCGGCGCCGACGGCACGGCCGCTTCTTTGGCCGCGAGCATCAATGGCGGCAATGATTGGATCACCGCCGAGGTCATGGATGGCGGTGGCGTGCCCTCCGATGTCAGCGGACTGGCGCTCTCCGGCGGGGCGAGCGGCATCGCCGGCCTGACGAACGCTGATTACATCGCCATGCAGGAGGCCGCCGAGGGCCAGGACTTCGACCTGCTGGCGCTCGACTATGCCGCCGACATGGCGCTGCTGCAGAGCTTTGCCGCCTGGATCAAGCGGCTGCGCGGCGAAGGCCGTGGCGTCATGGCCGTCTTCGGGGGCAGCGCCGCCGATGACGTGTCCAAGGATGCGGCCGATCTGGCGGCGGCCCGCTCCCTGGCCTTGAACCACGAGGGCATCGTCAACGTGGGCACTGGTGTCCGTCTGTCCGGGACGGACTACAGCTCCGCACAGACGGCTGCCTATGTGGCCGGCCTGATTGCGGGCCAGCGCTTGAACCAGTCCGCGACGTACGCGGTCACGCCGTTCGAGGACGTCACCCGGCGCTGGACGCGCTCCGAGCAGGAGCAAGCCGTGAAGAGCGGCGTGTTCCTGCTGTTCTTCGACGGCCGCCAGGTGAAGGCGCTGCGCGGCATCAACACGCTGGCGACGCCGGCCGAGGGCCAGAGCAGCGCCTGGAAGAAGATCCGCTCCATCCGCGTCATGGACGCCATCAACGCGGATCTGCAGCGGGCGGCGGAGCAGACGTACATCGGCCGTGTGAACAACACGGAAGAAGGCCGTCTCGCCCTGATCGGCGCAGTCATGGAGTACCTCGGCCAGCTGTCGCTGAGCAGCGTCATCGAGCCGGACGGCTATGACGTCATCCTCGATCCGGCCTACTACGGCGATTCCGCGGTGAAGCAGCCGGAGCCGGATCAGGTGTTCCTGCAGTGGAATGTGAAGCTGACGGACGTGATGGAGCAGTTGTTCGGCACCTTTTACGTGCAGTGATGGAAGAGCCGCGGTCTTTTTTAACCCATGCAAGCTATGAAAAAAACTATGAATAACTCTGAGGAGGAACCCCTATGTTGGATGCTTCAAAAGTCATTCTCGGCACGTACGGCCAGGCCTATATCGACGGTGTATGGCAGACGCACATTAACAAGCTCGAAGCCAGCGTCGAAATCGAAAAGCGCGAGCTCAAGCTGGTGGGCAGCGACTGGACGGTCCACAAAAGCGGCAGCAAAAAAGGAACCGGCACGATGAGCGGCTACAAAGTGACCTCGGATATGATCAACCGCGGCTTCACGAAGTTTGAAATCATCTCTAAGCTGGACGATCCCGAGTCCTACGGACACGAGCGCGTCCGTCTGATCCGCTGCATGCCGGACAAAATCCAGCTGGCCAACTGGACCGCCGGCGAGGAAGTGCAGGAGGAAACGACGTTTACCTTTGAAGGGTACGAGCTGCTGGACCCGATCACGGGGGACTAAGGACTCCGGATAAATAGCTGCAATAGTGGACTTCATTCGGCTGAAATCACCATTTTAGAGGTAATAAAAGCAAAAGTGCATTTATTTCTGGTGAAAATCTGCGAAAGGGTGGGTTTACCGGGAAAATAGATGCACTTTTGCGCTTATTGGTGTTCTCTTGGTGTTCTCTCTCGTGAGACGCGCCAGATAAATCACTTGCGGCTATCGTGCCATTCGCAAGACGTGAGAATTAGTGGCATTTGTGGTTACTGTGAGCAAATTACTTTTACCATTAAGCATTAACTTTAGCCAATACAGGGCCGCCACACTTTAACTATTCCATGGTCTGGCTGGATCGCCGAAAGAAATTCGAAGGGCACTCTTTTTAGAAAATAAAACTCTTAAAACCACCCTATTAGGGACATAAAACATTCAACGAATGAAGGAGAGGAACACGCATGAGCTTACAGGACAACTGGAGTGAGGAACAAATTTTGGATAGCCTGTTTGAGGCGGCGGAAAAGCTGCCGGAGGAGACGGTGCGCATCAAGCGCCTCGATATGCAGATCGTACTGCACGGCCTGACCTCGAGCAAGGTGGACAGCATCCGCGAGCGGTGCACGGTCCGCCGGACGGTGAAGGGAGCGGTGGACGAAAAGGTCGATACCGAAACGTTCAACGCACTGCTTATCTCCGAGGCCACCGGCAAGCTGGAAGTGAAGGGCCTCACGCTGAACGGCTGGGGCGATCCGCGGATCACGAGCCGCTTGAAGCTGTCGGGCGGGGAGCAGGCGGTGCGTCGCATGCTGCTGGCTGGGGAGTTGGATGCCGTCGGCGACAAGGTGCTGGAGCTCTCCGGTTTCGGGGTCGAGATCGCTGACCTAAAAAACTGATCGGCTCCGGGGGAATGACGACGATGCTGTACCATCTGTGGGCCCGGCATCACCTTCGTCCCGGAGAGTTTTGGAGGCTCCCGCGCGGGGAGCGGCTGCTGCTGCTCGCTTTTTCCCAGGAAGAAATCGAGCATATGGCAGCAATGAATCCAAGTTAAGGAGGTGAACGATTCATGGCAGAAACTTTAAATTACCGAATGAATCTCGTCATCGATCTCAAAAACGTAATCAAGGCGAACCGTGAGCTGCGGGCGATGGAGCGGTATTTTGAACGGATTCAGGGACGCGTGCTGAAGATCGGGAGAACTCGCATGGTGCCTGAAATTGCTTTGAAGGACAGCGCCTCGAAGGGACTGGACAGCCTGCTGGAAAAAATCAACCGCGTGAAGTCCCAGGTTATCCGGGCGACGGCGACTGTAGATGTTGCAGCAGGTGGGGGAGCGTTAGGCGGGAAGATTGACTTTTCCACTCTCGTTACAGCACTTCAGGATAACTCGGCCGCCGTCAAAAAGCTCACGGAAACGATTGGGGAGCTGAAGATTGGAGGGGAGAAGAAGGATGGGCCAAAGTCTACACCTGACAAAATCAAGGATGTATTTTCTGCGCTAAAAAGCTTTGGCGGAGGGTTAAAAAGCGCGGGGGAGATCCCGGATAAAGGCAAAGCCATCGGAAAGGCATGGAGAGGCGAGGACAAAGATAAGGCGAAGAAGGACCTGGCGGACGACCCTGCTGCTGCCAAAAGGGAAACCCCTCTAAGGACTGAAACTTATAAGCGGAAAAAGACCTTGGGCCGAGCGTGGAAAACGATGGGTGCAACGGGTGATCTGATTGGTACCATTGGTTCAGCTGGTGAAGGCGTTATTGGCGGAATACAGGGTTTGTGGAAAAGTGGAAAGGAATTCTTCGGTGGCAGTAAAAACAGTGCAATCGCCAATTCAGCCACAAAAGCTGCCCAGAGCAGCGGGATCGCTGCTTCTACTGTAAAAGCCATCGGAAGCAGTGGAATTATGACTTCAGCCGCCAAGGGCATAGGCAAAAATCTGCCGGGAGTCCTTGGATTCGCAGCCGATGCCATATCCATTATGACCGCAAAGACAGGGAAAGAGCGGGCTCAAGCGATTGGGTCTTCCGTCGGGGGCGGCGTCGGAACGGTTTTGGGAGGCTTTTTAGGATCGGTTATTCCTGGTGGAGGAACGGCGGTCGGAGCAATGCTGGGTGGTGCAGCCGGAGGTTATATAGGAGACAAGGTCGGCGGCTGGGTCTCGGATCTGTTTTCGAAAAAGAAGAAAAAGGACAAGCCGGCTTTCGTAAAACCTGAATCCAGCATAGGATCTGCACCGACTGTGTCAACAGGATTGCCGTATGGACAATACGCTCCACCCGCATGGACAGCCCAAAAAGGGTTACCGGGAATGATCTACCCGAATAAGTATGTTCCGCCAACCTCCCCCCTCCCACCATCCAGCAAAGCCTACGGTCCCTACCTGCCCAGAGCTCAAGGTCCGGCCGCTCCTATGGGAACAGGCCCACGGCTGCAGGCTGCGAGCGGAGGCGTTAAGCCGGGAATCGGGGGCAACGGAGGCGGAAAGACGACGCCGCAGCTCGTGCAGATCAGTCCGGAGCAGATGTCGGCGTTGTCGGGGTTCCTGAAGGATTTTAAAACGGAAACCAACTACAATCTCCCGGCCGGTGCAGTCCAGGTGACTGTACATGAAGAGACGCCCATAGATGTGGAGGGCCTGATCCTTCAGATCGGGCAGCGCCTTCGCTCCGAATTCGCCAAAGCCGCGCAGAACCGTAAGCCGGGGGCGAAAGCGTATGTGTAAAGACGTTTCCAGAGAGGAGGAACCGCTTTGGATTTGGTGTTAATGACAGGGAAGGGCGAGAGGTTCACGTTTCCGGTCAATCCGGAGGAAGTGATCATTTCCAGGCAAAAGGGCTATGATACCGCCAACATTCTCTCGTCCGGGGAGTTCGATTTTCCGCAGGGGGACCGGATTAAGGAAATCTCGTTTTCCTCCTTTTTTCCGAAAGTGTACGATGAGTCCTTCTGCAAAGGGGGAGAGGGCGAGCTGCCTGATCCGCAGGTGGCGATGAACAAACTGAACGATTTTTTGGTGATGAAAACCCCGCTCCGGTTCATCATCAGCGAAGCCGGGATCAATGTGCCCGTGTTCGTGGCCTCCCATCAAACGACGTTCCGGGGCGGGGAGCCTGGGGACGTATACTTCGACATCACGCTCCGCACGTGGAGGGAGCTTAAGATGGCGAAGACGGCTGGCAGCGGCACTGGTGGCGGGACGGCGGTCAACAAAAAGCAGCGTACCGACATGAAGGAGAAAAACAAAACCTACACGGTCAAGGCGGGTGACTCCCTTTCCAAAATCGCCAAACTGGAGCTCGGCGACAGCTCGAAATGGAACCAGATCTACAAGCTGAACCAGAAGGTGATCGGCAAGGACCCGAATGCCATTAAGCCGGGGCAGAAGTTGGTGCTGTCATGAGTTACAAAGTAATTTTGCAGGACAAATACGATTTGACTCCCTTGGTGGAGGCAATCAACCTGCGCGATTCGCTGGAGCAGATCGCTTACCAGGGCACGGTCAACTTGGTGGTGACGCCGGATTTGCCCCCGATCTCGCCGGGCATGGCGATCCGCATCAGCGGCATTCCTTACGGGAAAAAGGATTACATCACCCTGTTGCATCCTGCGGTGGTGTGGGAGGTCGAGACAGCGAATAACGGCATGAAGCGGATGACTATAACACTGTACGACCGGACCGTTTATTTGGACAAATCGGAGGACGAGTATTTGTTCCCGGCGAAGCAGACGGCGACGCAGCGTTTTAAAAAGTATGCCGCCGACTGGAATTTGAAAATCGCCAAGCTGCCGGATACTGGCAAGGAGCTGGGCCGGGCTGTGTACCGGACGCAGTCGCTGTATGCGAGCATGTTTGCTGATTTGCGGGCTACCGCCAAAGCTGGCGGCAAGCTGTATCATCCCCGGATGATCGCCTCCGGCCTGGAGCTGTACGAGCTGGGTACGAACCCGGACGTCTACGTTCTTGAGGCGGTAACTGATACGATGCAGACGCACACGCTGGAAGGGGCGGCGACGAAGGTGAAGGTGCTGGCTACCGAGGCGAGCGAGACGGGCAAAGAGGTTCCGTCCAAAGTCCTCGCCATTGAAGAAAAGGACATGGCCAAGTACGGCCAGCTCCAGGCAATTATCCAGGACGACGAGGTGAAAAACGGAGCTGCCGCCCGCGAGCTCGCCCGCAGCAAGCTGCGCGGCATCCAGGAGACGATCACCGTCAACGCGCCGGATATCAATACGATTCGGGCGGGGGATGCGGTTAAGTTGGGCCAAGTGCAGCTGATCGTCATCTCGGTCAGCCGCGAGCTGGGCAACCCGGGAAGCATGTCGCTGGAGCTCGGAACCTACGACGACGTCAAAAGGAGGTTTTACATTGAATAAAGACCCGTATGGACAGCTTGCATCCTCTTTGTACGCTTCGGTCGGCAAGCACACGCACCAGGCGCTCGGCGGCGTCGGGGCGGTGCTGGGGACGATCACGTCGACGGGGCTGAAGCTGGACGATTTTAAGCATGAAATACAGGACTACATGGTGGCCGAGCTGCCGGGGCTGCTTGCGCTGCCGCGTTATATGGCGGTCGGAGCTTCTGGGACGCGGACGGATACCCCGAACTGGGGGAGCGTGGCGATGGATACGTCGTTTTATTTTGACGAGACCGAAGTCCAGGATGCTGCGCTGAAGCTGGGTGCCGGGCTTAAGCCGGGGGACCGGGTGCTGGCCGTCCGTGTGAACGGTGGAGATGACGTGGTCGTCGTCTGCAGGGTGGTGAGCGGCCGTGGCTAATTTGTTTCCGGAGACGGAGGACATGGTCTGGACCGAGGATGCGGAGACGGAACTCCTGGAGGGGAGCGGGGCAGTGTTTGGGAAGAGCTGGCGGTTCGATTTTGATGCCGGGGAATTCGTCATGTCCCCCACCCGTAAAATCGCCGTCGCGGACGAAAGGCAAGCTTGGGTAACCTGGTGCGAAAAAGCCATCCGTACCCCGCGCTATCGCCATCTCATCTATTCGAGAGATTACGGCAGCGAGCTGGAGGATCTGATCGGAAGCGGCTACGATCATGCTCTGCTCGAGAGTGAAATTCGGCGCATGGTTTCCGAGGCGCTCCTAGCGGACGCGCGGACGGAGAGCGTGGATCAGTTCGCGTTTGCGTGGGAAGGCGTGGCCTGCCGCTTCAGCTGTCGTATCCAGAGTGTCCGGGACGAGATTGAAATCATAGAAAGCGTGGTGATCTGATGGCGGACTTGCCGCTTTTTTTGCAGGATCAGACGGAAGAGAACATTATGAACCGCATGCTGGCCAAGGTGCCTTCGGAGATCGACAAGTCCGAGGGCTCTTTTATCTGGGACGCGCAGGCACCGGTGGCGTTCATGCTGTCCGAGGCAGCGCTGTGGGCGCAGGAGGTGCTGAGGCGGGGGTTCGCGAGTACGGCCTTTGGAGAGTACCTGACCTTAAGAACGGCGGAACGGGGGGTCAACCGTAGATCAGCGGTGCCTGCGACCGGGACCGTGAAGTTTATGGGGCAGCCTGGGAAAAAACTGGCGAAGGGAACTTTGATTGCCACACCGGCCGACGAAATTACGGGCGAATCCAGCATCGAGTACCAAACAACCGCCGACGTGACGCTGAATAGCAGCGGCGAGGGACTGGCGCCTATCACTGCTTTAGTGGCGGGCAGCCAGGGGAATGTGCCGGCAGGCGTCATTGAGGTCATGCTGGTTCCAACCAGCGGCATCATTTCGGTAACCAATCCGGCAGCAGTAACTGGCGGCGCCGATGAGGAGTCGGATGAGTCGTTGTTGGAACGGTACTATGCGGAAATCCGAAACCAGGGCACCAGCGGCAACAAAGCTCAATATATCCAGTGGGCCAATGAGGTTCCCGGCGTGGGAGGAGTGCAGGTCGCTCCGTTATGGCAAGGTCCAGGGACGGTAGGCATTTATTTGGTCGATATGGACAAGCGCGCAGCCAGTTCGGCGATCGTTGAAGCTGTTCAGGTGTATATTGATCCAACCATGGACGGTCAGGGGGAAGGAAAAGCTCCAGCGGGACCGGTTGTAACGGTAATGCCTGCAAAAGAAGTGCCGATCGATATCTCGGTCCAGCTCACTTTGGCTGATGGAGCTACTTTAGAGGTGGTCAAGGAACAGATGATCGGGGGTATTACCGCTTATCTGAAACAGCTGGCTTTTGCCGATCCGCTTGTCCGCTATACCAGAATTGCTGCCATTCTGCTGGATATCCCGCCGATTATTGATTATTCCAATCTGACGGTCAACGGCGCCGTGGATACGAATATCCAAATCAGCCCTGGGGAAGTGGCTGTACTGGGGGCGGTGGACGTTCATGAGTGACGCTACATTTACAAGCTCTCGTGGTGCCGAACTGTTCTCCTATCTGCCAGCTTACTACGAATTCAGCCGGGTCATTCGAGCTGATGTGGATGCCAAGGGCGCGGAGATGGATGCTCTTTATTCAGCTCTGAATGAGACGTTGGAGCAGTTTTTTGTGAAGACGGCGACGTGGGGGTTGGAACGGTGGGAGGCGGAGCTGGGGATACCTACGGATAAGAATAAGCCGATTGATCAAAGACGCTCTTATGTTGAATCCAAGCTGAGAGGCAGCGGCAAGGTTTCGGGTTCGATGATTAAAAACGTGGCACAGGCCTACGACGGCGGGGAAGTTAGTGTATTGATCTCGCCGGGTGAGTATAAAATTACCGTTACTTTTATTGGTACGCGAGGTATTCCCGCGAATTTGGAAGACTTGAAGGCAGTCATGGAAGAAATAAAGCCGGCTCATATGTCGTTAGAGTATAAATTCACTTATTTAACGTGGGACGAGCTGGACAAAGCGAAGAAGTCTTGGGATCAAACAGATGCGCTCAATCTTACTTGGGATGAATGGGAGAAATATAGACCGTAAAGGAGGGGATAAGGCATGGCTAATACTTTACCGAGCGGTATCCAGCGACCAGAGGGCTCTGATAATAACAATCTGGCCGCATACAATGCAAACTTGGATATTATTGATTTTCTGGGCCGGCCATACCAGGAGAAGGTGGATACATCGTCTTGGGACGCAGACGCGCAGGTCTACACAAAGGTTCAATACCTTCGGCCAGAAGACGGCAGCTTAGCAATCAGCTGTCAGTTGTCGAACAAGAACAGCAGCGGCAAGTACACGACGGACACCTGGACTCTAGGTATGCCTGGGGGCACTAAGATTCGAACCTGGACGCTCACCTATGACGCGGCTGGTAACGTCGTGAATAAGACCTATGCAGACAGCTAAGGAAGGAGGAGAGAGGCATGCCAAGCATTACAGACGCGCTGAGGGCGCGGGGAATCGGCAGCGGAGGCGCTGGGATCAAGCAGGAGGACCTGACGGCTCTTATCGACATTACGAACACAGCCGAAGCGAACAACGACGCAATCAAGCTGGATGTCGTAAATAAGCTGAACGCTATGAACCCAGCGCTCAACCTAACGACCGCGTCGTCCTGGTCGACAATCCGCGCAGCAATCGGCAGCATGCAGTACCGTGGGGCGCAAACGGTCACCCCAGGGCCTTCGGACATTCCTATTCCCGCTGGCTACCACAACGGTGCTGGGAAGGTTTCGGCGGTAACGGTACCTGTAGCCAGCGTCCTGGCAGGGACCACGATCGCCGGGCAGACAGGCACTATGCCGAACAGGGGAGCGGTTACGATTACGCCTACAGCTGTGGACCAGGTAATTGCTGCGGGCTACCATAACGGAGCTGGAGTCGTGAAAGGGGTGTCTGTACCTGCAGCTTACCTTGTTGAGGGGTACAGCGTAGCGGGGCAGGCGGGGAAGGTTTCAAACTACTCGCGGGAGCAGCTCACAAATTTAGGCGGGGAAGAGAAGTATATTAACCCGTCATCGTATAAAGGTGATGGATTAGGAAACATCATGATTGCACCCCAAACTGGGTACTACACCGGAACGCAAACCAGCAAGGGTTTCGGATCGATCACAGTCAGTGACAATAACCTAATCCCCGCGAACATCCTAGCCGGGAGATCTATTTTCGGGGTCATAGGTACAGCGAGCACCTGGAAAATAGCGAATGGGTACCAGAACCCCTCTCCGTCGGCAGCTTCGCAGTACTATCCAGACAGGGACGGACAAAACATCCTTTTGTTCCCTTTTGAAGTGAAGCAAAACTTCGGCTTTACTCCAAGAATCGTTATAGCCTGGAGAAACGATAGAGAAGGGCAAGAATCTATATTTGTAGACGCGTCTGTCCGGGGGCTAAGCACTAGTTATATGAAATCGGGGCTCAGCGCTATAGACTGGGAGACATCCAAATCACGGAACCTTGTATATGCCAACTCTGGAGGGTTCAGTATCCCTACGTACTATGGGACATCGACCTATTACCACTGGGTTGTAATCGGATAAGAAAGGAGGCTAACATATGCCATTACCAAGTAACGCAAAACTAAGCGCCGTTATCGCTAAGCTGCAGGCTTTAACGGGGATTAACCAAATCCCCGACCTCAAAGAAGCGCTGCAGGCGAAGGGGATCACGCTTACGGGCAACGAGACTATGGTCGACCTGGTGGAGATCGTGAAGGCGAACAACATGCTCATATACACAGCAGATGCCACGGCTGCAGCTGCAGACATCTATCCCGGTAAGACGGCCTATATCTCGGGCCAGAAGGTCACCGGGGCCATGCCTATGATGGGTGAGGAGATGGGAACTGGGGAATGGGTGAACCTCTTGGGGGATACAGAACTCAGAGTTTCTAAACTGCTGCGGGGCGGGTACTATCCTCCAGGTACAAAGGTCACAGGAATAATCGAAGAGGTAAACCTGAAACCAGAGAACATCCTGAGTGGTCAAACTATTTTCGGGATCTCAGGATCAGCTCAGAAAAAGACCCCGGCTACTTTCGGGGGAGGAACATCAGATATCAAAATTAGCACCAATACGACATACAACCCTACTAACGGGGGGGTGATCCTTACTAAGGTCAAAAATTACACAGTCGACGCTGGGGTAACGGTGACGGCATCAGGTCCCTGCCTGGGACTCATTATCTACGCTGAGGGCGATATCACGATTAACGGAACCATTGATATGTCAAAGATGGCTGGAGACGTCGCGGACCCCATAAATGCGACTGTGTTGTCTTGGCCGCTCTTTGTTGCAGCGGATATGCCACCAAACGCACTAGTCACAGACCAAAGTATCGTTAACCGCGCCTTTTTATACGGCGGCAGGGGCGGAGACGGCGGTAAAGGCGCGGACGGCTTAATCTGGAGCAGCGTTAATGGATGGATAGCAACCAGCGGAGTTGTGGGCGTCGGCAGTATTGGCGGTAAGGGGTCTGTACTTCCTATGCAGGGCGGTATCGGTGGCGGAGGCGGAGGCGGAGGCGCCGGGTATCAAAATGGCTCTGGAGGTTCAGGAGGTAACGGAAATATCGGCAGAGGCATCACGCCCAACCCAGCTATACTATTGTCGCCTTCGAGCGTAAACGGTGCCTCTGGAAATAACGGTTCTGGGGGTGTCGGGCAAAATGTAAGTGTAACATCAGGGGCTAGGTCTGGTACGCCGGGGATCGCATACGGCGGAGGTACAGGAGGTACAGGAGCGACTTCAAACACATATAATACAAGTTCCAACGGTTACTCCCTCAGCTCTGACGGTTCAGAGCGTGCGGGCGGCCTTATTGTGCTGATCGCTCGCGGAAACATCACAGTAGGCTCTACAGGTAAAATACTCGCAAACGGTGGAAAAGGAACTGCTGGAACAGCAGGCGGTAACCTAAGTTCCATCTACGCAAACTACTGCAACGGTGGCGGCGGTGGTGGCGGTGGAGCTGGAGGCGGCTGTATCTTTATCCGGTACGGCGGGACATACACAAATAACGGAACAGTCACAGCGCTGGGAGGCGCCGGGAGCGCTGGCGGTTCGGCTGGAGCCGCGTATCAAGGCAGCAGCAGCGGGCCTGTGGTGTATCCGAGCAATGGTTCCGGCTCGCCAGGTCAGGCAGGCGCAAACGGCACGGTAAGTGCTATAAAGATCGACACACAATAAACTACAGCATTCCAAGGGGATGAAGAATATGAAGGCAATTATTATATATAACAGCCAGAACACACCCGAAGTACGGCAGCTGGATACGGCAATCAACTCTATGCTGGGGGCCTCTGTGCAAGGCGCGCGGGTCCTGGACGGATTGCAGGTCATTGATTACATGGAAGTTCGTGCACAGTACCCGGTAAGCAATACCCCGGCACTAATCTGCATCCGGGAAGACCTGCAAGGCCCGAGCATGCTGGATGAAGACGACGAGAAACACCAGCGCATTTATCTGGAGATGCTGAAAGAGTACGACAAAGAGCTCCAGTTTAAAGGAAACCCAGGGGCAACCCTATTCACGGAGCTGCAGGCAAATGTGGCGCCGTATCGTGCCCGCGCAGTTTACGGTGAGTGGAACGAAATCCGCATGCGGTTGCTGGCGAAGAAACAGGGCGTCGAGCTCGGGCTGCCTGCAGAACCTGCTGGCCTCACGGAGTTCGAATTCTGGAACCAGCGCTACAATCCGCAGGACCCGTTTTTCGCTCCGGAGAACATCCGCCGGACCGCAACGCTAGAAGACCTGCAGAAGGCGGTCTGCTACGAGTGGATCACAGCCGAAGAGTACCAGACAATCACAGGCGAAGAATTTCCCACACCTGAATCATCAGAAGCACCAGAAGAAAATACGACAGCCCCAAAACAGGGTTAACTGGAAGCGCCGCAAAGGCGTATTTTTTATGCCCTCGGAACACTCCCGGGGGCATCTCATTTTATCAATTCAAAGGAGGGGAACGCCGTGCCACACGAAAGGGTGAGTGACGTGGAGGAAGCGACCAAAGCTTTGGTGGAGATTCAAATTCAACTCGCACGTATTGAAAAAACCTTGGAGCAAGTGCCGACGCTGGCCGCCACGATTGAGACAACCAAGGAACTCGCCCGGGAAGCCATGCAGTCGGTTAAGTCAGCACATCAAAGGCTGGACCGGATCGAGGACGGCCAAAAATGGCTGTGGCGGACGGTCAGCGGTGCGGCCATCACGATCGTGATGGGTGCCATCGCGGCCGCCGTTCAGCTTGCAGGACATTAACTATTACCAGAAAGGTGGATGAAACATGGATTGGGATATGATTTGGCAGTTGATCGACCCGAAGCTATTGATTGTGGTAGCTGTGTGCTGGGTTTTGGGATATGTCATGAAACAGACGCCGTCGGTGCCGGATTGGAGCATTGTGTACATGGTGGTCATCGCCGCTGTGTTACTTACGGTTTGGATGCATGGCTGGAACGCGGAGACGTTCATCCAGGGGATTTTGGCAGGAGCCTTTGCAGTATTCGGCCACCAGGTTGTGAAGCAGACGAAGAAAGTAGGGGACTCGGATTGAATCCAACCGAATTCATCGCCACCCTCGCCCCCTGCGCCATCGCTGACATGCAGGCCACTGGCGTACCAGCTTCCTTAACCATCGCCCAGGCGATTCTGGAATCCAACTGGGGGACAAGCGGGCTCGCCCGGCAGGCAAACAATTTGTTCGGCATCAAAGGCAAGGGCACAGCGGGTAGCGTAGAAATGCCCACCACAGAGTATGTCAACGGCAAGGCGGTGAAGGTGGCGGCATCTTTTCGCAAATACCACTCCTGGACGGAGTCCATTGCAGACCATTCCAAGCTTTTGCTGAACGGCACGAAGGACAAGCCGACGCGGTATCATGGCGTGCTGCGCGTAGATTACCGGCAAGCGGCCGAGGCAGTTTGGAAAGGCGGCTACGCGACCGATCCGAAGTACCCGTCCAAGCTGATCGCGATTATGGAGCAGTATGGACTGCCTCGATATGACATATGGAAAGGAGATCACACCGAAATGAGTGTTAACATTACTGAGCTGGCACAGCAGCTGGAAGACTTGAAGAAAAAAGCGGGACGCCTGACCCAACTTGAGGTCCTTCTGCAAAAGGTGGAGCAGCGGATCTCCGCGCTGGAGGCGCGGCAGCAGATGGAGGTACCGGCCTGGGCGGAATCTGCGGTAAACGCGGCGGTTGAGGCGAAGATCATCAGCACCCCGGTGAACGGAAGCTATGATCTGTACAGGGTGCTGACGATTTTACAGCGGCTGAAGGTGCTCTAACGAGAACGCTAGTACCAACCATAGATAGAGACAAGTCAGGCAGGAGGGAAATCATAATTTTTTCATACTAAAAGGGAGGCATCCGCTTATGCTGATTTATGAATACCAGCCGACTATCCAGACGTTTTCGCTGCTGGAGCCGCTGCTGCCGGGCTGCGTGCGGGAACGCATCAAGGCGATTATGGACGCTGCCCCGGAAGCGATGTTTTTTTGCAAAATCGAGGACCTGAACCCGAGCATCCGCGTGTATCTCCTGGAACATGATCCGGTGGACGACTATACAGAGTGCCATCTACTGTCATGCGACCGGATTGGTCAGGACTATGAATACCTGAGTCTTTCCGTGGAACAAGCCCGTTCCGTGGAAAGGTTCGCAGCCCAGATCCCCGTTATTTCCCGGAGTTAG